AACACCATAGCAGCTTGATCCTGTGATTGTGTCTACGACCGCTCTTTCATATGTTTGACCAAGGAAGTAGCTCTTTACAACATCTGAGTCTGTATCAACCAAGTTTGTATTAGTCTTTGTTGGATCAGTATTGAGGACTTTTCTAATGTAGTTGTTCGAAGATCTGCTAAAGTTGATTACAGTTTCTTCGATAACACCCTGTGGGTTAGCTGGATTAGTGGTTCCACCAGCAGCACCGTCTTGATTAATCAATCTCAACTTAAAGCTGTAGTTTGGCGCACCATCGAGTGATTCAACAAACACATTAGAACCTGTAGCAGTCGTACCGTTAACACTTAAATCTCCACCTCTGATAGTTCCGGAAAGGATCGGCGCACCATATCTGGAGTAAATAACAGCAGCCAAGGTTCCATCAACATCTTCGACAGTTCCGCCAGCGCCGAGGGTGCCTCCAGTAGAACCGGAGTTGATTAAGAACAAACCATAAGCACCGCCACCGGTTCCATCAGTACTTCCACCGCTGTTTCTGCTTGTATCGGCGGCTGTCCAACCTGCTTTTGCTGTAGTCTCATTTGCTGCTTGGCTTGATTGATCACCCAAAAGGCGAACAAAAGTTAGAGGAGAACTATTCTTTAACCATGCCTGCGCTGCATATGCTGCAAAAGTCGGTGCCTTTGGGACGCCACTTCTCCATTGATCACTAGCTTCTTGTCCAGCAACTGGATCTCCAAAGATAGTAACAAATTCCGAAAATGACTGAACAGTTGTTGGGATAAAGGCTGGTCCTCTTCTGGATCTACCGATAACAACAGGTCCAATAGCATCGCTTATTTGTGGTAACTGAGAGTTGTCAATTTCCTCGATGAATACTCCCGGTGAGACAAACTTAAAATTTTTCGCTGACATTAGTGTGTTCTCCTTTCAAACGCCTGATATAAAATGACGATATTATTTCTTTAATAAATAGTGCTTCGTTTTATGAAAGTCCTAAATTATTCTCTATACTTGCCGTCCACTCCCTTATTTTTATAATTGTTATTCCCAGTGAGTTCATCTTCCAAGACAACACGTTCTCTCGGGATTCTAAATTCGACTGCGTTTTCTCTAACAGCAAAAGTAGGAGTAGGTTGATTTTTGTCTTCTCCAATTAAGTATCCTAAAACTTCTATACTTACCTTTGTTTCGAATTTTCTTTCGTCATTGTCCATTGAGGAGATATTGTTATTCAAATCATAGGTGCCCTGAATAAATGCTTCGTATTTATGCCCCTCTCTTTCTACCAAGAAACTATTGATTGTTCCCGGTTTAGTTACGAAAGGCTGAAGCAGTTCATTCATTTGCTGCTGATATTCTGTTCTCAAGGTTAGTTCATAGTTCATTGATACATAAACTATTGGAGGGATAGAGATATATTCGTATACAACTTTTTTTGTTGCTTTTCTTGCAAACTTCGGTCCAACTCTATTGTTGTATTTTCTGCTGGCATCTGCATTTGCAAACTCTGATGTTTTCTTTTGGTTTATCCTTCTCGCAATAATAAGGTTACCGCCCTTTTCTTTTTGAGTTTGGATTGGAAACTGGTTTCCATAAAAGCCACCTCTTCTATTCAAGTCTTTGTTGACAGAAGTTCTTTCTATGGTTATCGCTGGCAAGATGATTGTGCCTTCGTTGTCTCTGTATTCTGGATTGTTTTTGATCTGGAATGCTCTTTCGGCAGAAGCCCATATAACAGGGACCTTTTCCCAGCCGTCTTTACCAGTTACTTGAAGATCTAGAAACCCATTGATGTAATCATATAGTGCATAGTCCACTGTCTCTATTGTAGATGGAGTAAACTCAAGGTCGTCATCATATATGGTCTTATCTTCTTGTGGTATTCCTGTGTAGTTAGACATATGTTTACCTTCTAATATGCATCAAATGTGCCTTTTCTTGCTCTTACGCAGTTTGCCATGATCTCATATTTATAATCTACTTGACCAAAAAGCTGCTTTGGCTCATTTAAATCTAAAATTTCATAATGGAACTTGCCATATAATACGAAATCGCCTTCTCTCACAAAGAGATTTTGATCTTCTGTTAATCTTCTCTTGTGAAAATAGATCTTGATTCTAGATCTCTTGTCAATTCCAAGATTAGTTGTCGTTGTTTCCTGTCCTTCCCAGCCAATCAAGGCGTAAACTCTAATAGGTGGCAAGAAAGTCTTACCAATACTCTCTCCGTAAAGAGGATGAAAGTTAGTTTTATCCATACTTATGGGATAATAAAGGACAGTTTGACCTATGACCCTCTCTATGAGTTCGTCATTGATCTGCTTAACGAGATTGCGCTCTTTCTCCCCAGTAAATAACGGTGGAGGTGGAGCATCAGGTTGTGACCATTTGTTATCTGCCATTTATTTATCCTACAAATAATGAAGGTGGGATATTCTTCAATACATTTTGTGCTGAATCACTGATATTACTATCTTTCTCAGCAAGTTTCTCATATGTAAGTTCATCAAGAACTGTTTTTAGTTCGTCTCTAAGAAGATTTTGTTGCTCTTTAGCTTCAGAAACAAGTGCTGGACCATTTAAAGTGACACTCTCATTAGGAATAGGGATCGTTGCAAACTTTGATCTGATCAATCCAAGCATTTCCTTACAGAGAGCAAGGGCAAATCTCCTAATCCACTGTTTACCAATTGAGTTAATCTTGTCATAAGGAATATTCTCAAATGGTAGCGTGTTCATGTTGTTGATTCCGCTTGCTCCGTTTTCCTTCCCTGCCTCTTCTGACCATGGATCTGTTTCTACTGTAAACTCAACCCAATATTTTTGTGGTCCACTAGTGTATGGCTTCGGGAAAAGTCTAAGATTATTATCTTTAATCTCGTAAGAAAAGTGAGAAGTTCTAGTATAGATCGCATCCTCGAATGCCATAGCTTGAGCCTTGTTCTGCCAAGTTGGAATAATCTCAAACGTAGAGTCATCTGAAAATTGACCATAATAAGACAAGTTTCCTACAGTGTTCAAGCCACCGTAGTATCCAAAAAATCTCCACATTGCTTGCGGCGTCTTATAATATACTTTTCTTACTGTAACTCTCTTGTCTCCGTTGTCTCCAAGCTTTCCATAAAACGGACTATCAGTATCTGTTGTCGAAGTATTGCTAATGATTTCTTGCAAATCATAATCTTGTTGACCCGTAACGACATCAACAGATGCTGAATAAATCGGCGTTGTGCCGCCGAGCCCTGCTTGAGTAGAGACAGCATCCCCAACTCTTTGGGCATATTGGAAGTCGAACTTAGGATACTTCAAACTAACATTTGAGCCACTAAGTGTATCACCTCCGACCAATTCTCCATCCGAATCAAAAGAGCCTGTGCCGGAGCCAAGAACACTTCCAAGAACGTTTTTTGCCTGATGGACATTAACAAGATATGAATACTCAAGACATGCCTCTTCATAAGCTGCATACACTTGGTATTCTGTGATCTCTATATCTAATACATCGCCTCCAAGTTTCTTATAGACATAAGTTACTTGATCTGCTGCACCTTCTTTAAATGCATTGAGAGCCGCTTCAGAAGATGCGTGGTCAATGTATACTCCATATGGGAGCGGATTATCTGTGCTATTAACATTGTCAACATTTCCAGTTACAGGTAGCCTAGAGACGCTTACAGTGCTTGATGGTGTTAAAGTTGGATAAGCCATTCATTATATCTCCTTGACACAATCGTATCATAGTAATTAGTTGCTGCCCACACTTAAAGCAGCATAAAACAAAAAAGCCCCGCCAAATGAATGACGAGGCTCTGTGCGTTAGCTAAAATATAAACAGATTATCCGTTCATATCTTCGCAGATAACGAGACCGTACATATCAGGTCTAACCATCTTCTTAGCGTAACGGGTCATGACACCCTTACGAGGTACGAAGTCCTCGACACCGAAGATAGTTGGAGTTACCTGAAGTGGTACATATGGTGCGTATACATAACCGCTCTCAAGGAACGATCCACCTTTACGTCCAACAAGAACAACGTTTCTTGGGAAGTAAGGATCAACATACACATCAAACTTCTTGCTCAACGAACCAACGTTAACAGCACCGATAGATCCACGGTCAGCATCGTGAGTTACGCTTGCACGGAATCCGGCAGTGAACTCAAGGATGTTAGCAACCTCTGGAGAACAAACAACGAAGTTAGCTCCACCACGAAGTGTCTTTCTGTGGATTTGTGCCGATACATCATTGATGGTTTCTGCAAGAGTTTCGTACCATTCGGAAACAGTACCAGTGAAGTCTGCACCAAGCAACTGCTCGTTTTCCAATGCACTGATTGGGCGACCATTAGTTCTTACAACGAACTTACCCGGACGACGGGACCAGTATTGAGTTCCAGCAGTAGCACCTTTGATAAGGTCTTCAAGGATCTCTCTGTCGATCTCAAGAGCGATCTGTTCAGAAAGAATGCTCGTAAGCTCAACTTCTGCATCAAGGTTGTGATAAGCATTGAGGTCTTGACCCAATTCTGGAGTCCACTTAGCCTTGAGCTTCTTGGTTTGAGCAGTGACCGCAACGGAATCAACTTTGATGTTGATTTCTGGGATGTTTTGGTTATTTTCAAGATCGAATCTTGCATCACCAACAACAGTACCAGTTGAAGAACCATTAGTATAGTTATCAGTCTCTGCATACTTAAGAGCAATACCAGCATCCAACTCGCTAAGAACATTGGCAGTAGTGAAACCGGAAGCAGCTTCAAAAACAAGACCAAACTCCAAGTTTGTGTTTGTTGGGTCAAAAGTATTTCCTGTAGAGGAGGACAATACAGTTGTCAAGCGACGAGCCTGAACGGAAGCTGTAAGAGCAGCAAAAGAAGTATCAAGTGCTTGGATAGCTACAAGGTTCTTCATATCCAACTGATCTAATGTCGAGTGACCGTTCATAACAACGAAAACAGCATCAGAACCAGAAAGGTCCATGTCGTAACGAACTTTTTCAGTAATGTCCAAGTCAACACCAACATGTCCAAGTACACGCTCGTCGAAATCAATCGAAGCCGAAGCAGCAGAACCAGTCGGGCTGGAGTATCCGTTGTTGAGGGCATAAGGACCTGCTTCTGGAGATCCAGAAAGGTCAACACCACCAGTCAACTGGCTACCAACAACTCCTTGTCCATAAAGGGAAGCATCAGCATCATATCCAGCTTTTGCTGGGCTTGGGATTGCTCCATCGACTGTGAAGTCAAGGAAGAAAATGAGTCCCGAAGGCAAGCTCATTGGCTGAACACTAACAAGGTCGTTAGCGATCAAGGAACCGAATACACGGCGGACGATTGGGAATGCAACTGCTGCGAAACCTTCAACATCTCCACCAGCCATGGTGGATGCTTCACGAAGAAGTTCTTTTGCTTGGTTCTCAAGCAAACGAGCCATTCCATCTTTTGATTGGTCACTGTTAAGTCCCTCAAGAAGTCCGGTCTTCTCCCACTTGTTAAGTAGGGCTGCACCTTCTTTCTGGAGATCACGATTAACAATGCCTTCTGTTAATTTATCTAATACAGACATTTTATTTAATTCTCCTATAAAGTTAGTTTAATCCGGCTAATCTACGCATTCTATCAATACGAGGATCGGCTGGTTGTTTAGCCTCTTTAGTTTGTGGTAACAAAGTAGATTTCCTACTGACCGCTTCGCTAAGTGTTTTTGGGGACTCTTTCTGAGTGCCACTCACCGTGCTTTGAAGGGTTTCAAAGATTACCTTAGCTTCTTCTACAGAGTTGGCTTTTGAAATAGCTTCGACAAGTTTTGCTTTTTGTCGCCCATTCAACGAGTCGCTAATCAAAACCTCATTTGTATAAAGTAGCTTCGCATTTTGAACGGAGGTTTCGTTCAATGCATTTTTTAACTTGAGGACAACATCCTCAAAGTGTTCGGTCTTAGACTGGAATGTCTGGAGCTTTTCTTGAAGTTCTACTTTCTCTGCTTCAAGCGCTTCTACAGACTCTTTCAACTTTCCAACTTCTTCTTCCATTTCAGAAGGCTTATCTTCTGCGTGTGTTTCAAGCGCCTTATACTCTTCGTGAGCATCGTCAACTTGAGAAACTGGAGTTCCAAGCCAACCAGACTTTTCTGGTTCAAAGTCAAGAGTAAGCTTTTCAGCAAGTTCACTGATAGCTTCTTCATCTAAATTGATTTCTTCGTCTTCAAATAAGTTAGTCAAATCGATTTCATCGTTTTCCTGAAGATCCTCTTGTTCTTCAGTACTTGCCTCATCTTCAAGTTCATCTTCTGCAAACTCGTGACGGTCTGTCATTTCGTCAGCATCCAACTCTCCCTCTGATTCCAACTCTTGATCAATCATTTTTTCAAGTTCAGCGAAGTCAAGTTCAACAACTTCTTCGCCACCAGCAGCAGTTGGGGCATCACTAACGTCAGAAGCAGCCATAGGAATGTTATCAACCATTCCACCTTCTTCTTCATTGATAGTTTCTTCTTGGTTAAGCATGGTATCAACTGCTTCTCTGATTTCCTGAGAGTATTTCTCAATAATAGTTGACTCTGCGCTTTTAATGGCAGCTTCTTTGAGGGCTTTTGCATCGACGATTGCTTGATCTAACATTGATGACATTGTGTAATCTCCTAATATCTAATCACAAAATAGACATTTTGCGTCGTAGTAAATAGTTCTATAAAATGTAAAAATACCAAAAAATAACAACTTAGTCTATGAAATCACTAAGTTACCATCTTTATCCCAAGAAAGATTGGTTTTACCCTCTAAAAAAGCTTGTATTGACATTAGATAAAAGTCCATCTCACTTGGTTGTATCTTCTTTGATTCGAGTTGATTGTAGCACCATTGGATCACGGTGTTAATGATAAAAAGTTTAGGAAAGAATATAACATTGTCCTCGACCCTGTATTCTGGATCGTTCTGTTTTACATACTCAATGATTTCGGATCTATTGCTTATTCTCATAGGAAAGAAAGGTGAGGGCAGAGACCCGTAGACCCCTGCCCTCGATTTCAAAAAGTATTACTTCTTGAGGGCTTTCTTCAAGTCTTCAATCTGAACTTGTTGAGCCTTTACAGCCTCAACGAGAACCGAAGTAAGTCTTGAGTAGTCAACCCCGGAGATGCCATCGTTAGTGTGAACAGCCTTTGGAAGTACCGCAGCAACTTCTTGAGCGATGAAACCGAAGTCTCTTTCGCCGTTGTTCTTCCAAGTGAATTCAACACCGTTGAGGGACATGATAGTATCAAGAGCAGTGTCCATTGTCTGAACTTCTGTCTTCAAGCTTTCATCCGAGTAAGTGACGAATGCAGCAGCACGGATCTTGTTGATGTTATCCGATCCATTAGCAACATCGATAGCGAAGTCAGAGGAAGCATCACCACCAAGGTTCATGATTGTTCCGCCAGCATTGACGAAAGCAAGAGCAGCTTCCGAAGCAACCCATTGCATTCTTTCGCCAGAATCAGCACCGTAAACAACGAAGTCTGCACCAGCACCGTCAGCACCGAATTGTACACTGTCGTCTACTGTAAGAGTTCCGTTAACGAAAACTCTACCAGCATCAGTGATGCTAACTCCAGTGGATCCATAACCACCACCGATAGTTACACTGCCCTCAACATTCATAGAACCAGAGAATCCAGCACCGCCTTCAATGATCAAGCCGCCAGCCATCTGGAGGTTTCCGGAACCAGAGAAGTGTCCGTCCAATACGATTGCATCCAATGAGGATACATACTGAAGGTTAGCTTCATCTTCAAGTGCTCCACCTGCTCCAACGAATGGAATTCTTCCAGCAGTAAGACCAGAGATGGAAACACCAGTGAACTCTGGGCTGTCGCCAGTACCAAGACCAAGGCTTGTTCTAGCAGTGTCACCGCTTTCGTAAGCGAATGCACCTGCACCAGTAGCAACGATGAATTCGCCGTCAGCAGCCGGAGCACCGAGTGTGTCGAGGTCTTCAAGAACACCGTCAACAGCAACAGTCAAGGAAGCACCAAGGTCAACTTCACCAAGAGCAGCCATACCAGCACCAGCAACAAGTGTTACAGAGTCATTTACAAGCTTTGCATTAGCAATCGATCCAGACAACATATCATTTGTGATACCAGCAGCCTTAACCTGAAGACCGTTAGTAGCATCGATCTCGATCGAGCTATCATCAACGATAGCGACAGCAGAGAACTGACCCGAACCGTCGTAGCTCATGTCGATGCTTGTGCTGTCAGCAACGGAAACCGCAGCATGAACTCTAGCATCAGTGTAGTAGAGGTTCGATCCCTCTGCCAAATCGCCAGTATCAGCAGCAGCCATCTTGACATCCCAAGAAGCCGAAAGGTTAGCAGCTACAGACGAGAAAGCACCAGTCGAACTGTCATAGGAGATAAGATCTCCGTCAGCAGAGAAGTGTGCTCTAACTTCAGCAGCGGATGGACCAGTGAAAGAAATTACACCAGTACTGCTGTCGTAAGACAAGCTTCCATCTCCACCATTGTCGGTTACAGAGATAGCTGCTCTTGCTCTAGAGTCCAAGTAGTAAAGGTTCGATGCACCTTCAGCAAGATCATCAGTGTCAAAGTTATTAAGTTCTGCAATCTTTGTAGAAGCGATGCTTCCAGAAAGCATGTCGTTAGTAACACCAGCAGCCTTGATTCTCAAGTTGTCAGATCCGTCATCTTCAAGACCTGCACCAGCGAAGTCGGCTGGCTCAACGTTGAGAGTTACAGCAGCACCAAGGTCAACTTCTCCACCACCCTTGAGACCGTCACCAGCAGTAACAGTTACAGAGTCGTTTACAAGCTTTTCGTTAGCAATCGATCCAGTTACGATTTCAGCACTGAACTGTCCGGAACCGTCGTAGGACATATCAATCTCAGCAGTGTCAGCAACGGAAACAGCAGCATGTACTCTAGCGTCTGTGTAGTAAAGGTTAGAACCTTCAGCAAGATCACCAGTATCAGCAGCAGCCATCTTTACATCCCACGAAGCAGTGAAGTTAGCTGGTACGGATGAGAATGCACCGGTCGAGCTATCGTAGGAGATAAGATCTCCATCAGCACTAACAGCGGCTCTTGCTCTTGCATCAGTGTAGTACAAGTTGCTTGCACCTTCGCTCAAGTCGTCAGTATCAGCAGCAGCCATCTTGACATCCCAAGAAGCCGAAAGGTTAGCAGCTACAGACGAGAAAGCGCCAGTTGAGCTATCATAGGAGATAAGGTCTCCGTCAGCACTGAAGTGTGCTCTAACTTCTGCTGGAGATGGTCCAGTGTAAGTAATAACACCAGTCGAAGAATCGTAAGCAAGGCTTCCGTCTCCGCCAGCATCAGTTACAGAAATGGCTGCTCTTGCTCTGGAGTCCAAGTAGTACAAGTTGCTCGAACCTTCAGCCAAGTCGTCAGTGTCGAAGTTGTTGAGTTCAGCAATCTTAGTGGAAGCGATCGATCCAGAGAGCATATCGTTGGTGATACCAGCGGCTTTTACTCTGAGAGCAT